CCTACAGAATTAACAAAAAGTTTAATTTAAGCAAAAAACATTTGAATTGTTATTTAACTATTGTTACAATAGTTAGTGGAATCATTAATGATTCAGCCTTCTTATTATTAAATTTCTTTGACGATAAGTGTTTCCCACCACTTATCGTCTTTTTTGTGTATCTTTACAATATTAAAAAGCATCCCTTAAAGGGATGCTTTTATTTATCTTTTAACTGGGCGAGCATAAGTAAATTTACCTTTAAGTAATTTTTCACTCAAAGATGACCCAAGCGTCCAACGATGAACTGATTGGCTAGAGCTATCTCCACCCATTTGAATAATTTGCGTATTCAAGCCTTCATAAGGACCATCAACAATTGCCGCATGACCGTTTTGATATAAACCATTACCAGTGTTGACAATCATCACATCACCCATTCTAGCTTGAGAAGCTGGAATTTGCTTCAAATAGCGATGGGCACCGCGCGCATCATTTTCCATATCTTTAGTAGTAAATGGCCAATTGTCTACGGGATAACCAGCACGCTTCATTGCAAGCCAAACAAATCCTGAACAATCAGTCGTACCGTTCTTGTTTGGCTTTTTCCAATTACCAAAGCCAGCATGACTGCCATAATGGAAATAACCAATCAATTTACGTGCAGACTTAATAAGTTTATTGTTGCTACGTGAATCGTCTACCCAGTACATACTAGTATCATTGTTATAATTTTGAATTGTAGTATCTATAGCACTTTGATTAATACTACCATCATCGTTATATAAATTATCAACATCTGACAAGTACCAGCCATCTCCACTTACAAAGAAATCTTGTAGAGATCTTAAATTACTTGCACGCACGTACTTATTATTACCTACTTGGTAATATTGTTTACCATTAATTGTACGTGTTCCCGATGGTGTTACAGTAGTACCAGCAACATAAGTACGAGTTACATAGCGCACACCGTTTTGAGTTTTATATGCATTAGTTCGTTTTAAATTACTAGTATAGATGAAACTATTATTTTTAAAAATCATCTTGTTACTTGCAGCATCTACAGTGCGAGAAGAAATAGCTACACTGGAGAGCATCCCCACACCTACAATTAAACTTATACCAAATTTAGTAATTTTTTTCATAATCCCCTTTTTTACTCCTTCATTTTTTGACTTTTTAATAATAATCCTGTCTATAGAAATTAGTCAATAAAATTTTTGATAAAAAAAGAAGATGAATTTAAATCCATCTTCTTTACTAGAATATTTTACGTACTTTTTACGTAGAATTATTTATTATCTACAGATGCATACTTGTAATTCCATTGAGTACCTGCGGTATTATGAATTATTCCTTTAACACGTTTGTTCTGTAAGTAGGCTGTTGTTTGCTGATAGATTGGAGTAATAGCTTGGTCTCTGTTGACTATCTTTGCAGCATTTACAAGGTCTTGCCAACGTTTACTTGTATTATTTGCATCTCTATTTTGAGCAGAACGTACGAGCGAATCATAACTTGAATTTGACCACTTACCGTAGTTATATGAAGTACCAGTCATAGGAATTTGCATAAAAGTCATTGGATCGTTAAAGTCTTTATAATATGTGGTATTATCCTACATAGCTTGATAACATTAGATTTACAAAGAGTTATTGCACATACGGTAACATAAAATAATACTATTTTTACGTACTTTTTACGTAGAAACACCACCTGAGAATTTAATCTTAGGTGGTGTTTCTGATTTCATGGATTATGCTTTTATTATAATTTTATTCCTCACAGTAAGCAACTTTTTAAATCAGATTTTTATTCCCCTATAACTATCGGGAGGAAATATCATTTAAGTTTTCTCTTCTTTGAGCAATGTATTTTTCTATGAGTTCAAGATCATCTTCGCTTGCTAAATTTAAAATAAAACTTTTAGCTGTTGATCTTTTAATAATATATTTCTTTCTTTCTTTATTCTTTTCATCCCATTTCTTGTTAGCTCTTGCTTTGGCTTCAGTATATTTTGCCATTTAAATCCATCCTTAAAATATCTTAAATAAAGTAACAATTACTAATACTAGTAATGTCATTTCACCAATAAATAATGCAATTACATGCGGTCTTAAATCTAAATCAAACTTAAATTTAATACCATTAATATTTTTATTAAATTTGTACTGTTTCATTATTTGCCTTTTGTAGTATTAATTGCTAAAATGCATATGACAAGGAGAGGGGTTAGGCCCCTCTGATTGTCACCATTTTATACGAATGGTTAAAGTCGGAATTAGTAGAACTAGTTTGAAAGTTACCTCTACTTCTTTCGGCTTTTTTATTTTGCTTTTTAGCAACCTTAACAAAGGTCTCACCTCTTTTCCATTCCATATTTCTTTCCTCCTTTCACTATATATAATACACGTATTAACGTGTATTGTCAATAAATTATTTTAAAAAAATAAAAAAGCCACCCTCGGGAAATCCCGAGAGTGACTTAACTGCTACATTTAATTCAAATTACAATTTTACAATAGGTATTATAAAACGATATAGGCACGATTACCAGTCACATAGACAGTTTTATCTTTGTAGCTGTCCTTTAATTTTAAAAATCTGCCTGATCGTCCTACAATCTCGACTTTATCATTGAGCTTAAAGGCATAGGCTTTTGCACTGTCAGCCTTAGGCTCATATAAAGCATGAGTGTTTGGCATTACAATCTTAGCGACTGCGTGCTTGCTGGTGTTATAGGCAATTGGATTAAGCTTGATGTAAACGGCACGTCCATCAAAGTATTGATCTTTGCCTACTTTAACAGCTCCGTTTTCAAGGGCTAAAATTTCCCATTCTGATCCTTGTGGTTTGAGCTTATCTGATTGGCGCTTATCTAGCTTAGAGCTAGTATAAACGTAAGCCCCATCGCTATTTACTACAACAGCAACTCCGCCAACATTCCATTTCACAACAGGGTGCAAAGATGGATCCTTGGAAGTCTCTGCTGGCTTATCTGAGCTAACTTTAAGATCAATTAATGAAATATTACCATCAACGTTATATCCTTTCCAATTGTCCGTAAACTGCCAAATGGCAACCCCATCCATTGATGGAAAGTAGCGGAAGTCAGGTGTTGATACTGCACCTGGAAGAGGATAAGCTGCTACCCAAATACAATCACCAAACAGCTTAACAATACGGTTAGTATCTAAGTGATTGCGCAAGTTAGACGCGCCTGAGTAAATCAACGGTTTGTAGCCTGCTGCCTTAATTACGCTCATAGCTGTCATCACGGCATCAGTATTGCCAGATTTGGGGCCATCAACGCGGTTCCCGTCCCCAGTTTCCCAGTCGTCAGCAATGTAAGAACCAGCTGGTAAGCCAAATTCTTTTGCTTTTTTAATCGCAAATTCAGCTTCGGCCTTGGCTTGTGTAGCGTTAGCAGAGTGCAGAGCAAAGAAGTAGCCCATTGGCATAATGCCATTTGCCTTAGCGGATTTAATTTGTGCTTCCGCTTTAGGGTTGATGTAGCCTGTACCCTCAGTAAGCTTTACAAGAGCAAACTTAGCACCAGAATAGTTAACGGTGCTTGACTGGTAGATTGCGAGATCTACCCCGTAGCTTCTTTTTGGCACGATTGAGCTTGACATCACTATCTTCTCCTTTCTTTTTGTGCTTAAAAGACTCAAAAATGTACTCGTTATAAGTCATACGTCTATTCATCAGTATTACCTTGTACAAATCCGATTTGCTTAGCATCTTCATCGTCAGATTTTGATTCGATTTGTGTAGGTTTTTCTTCCGTGGCCGGTCGTTCGTCATATGCGTTTTGGACTGCACCTTGGGCAACTGGCTTAGTAATCGGCTTACCCTCTGCCTTAGCTTGCTCCATGAGATCTTCAACCGCTTTAGCCTTTTTACCAGCTCCTGAGAGATCAAGAGTAGCAGCTTCTGCTACTACAAATTTAGCAATCTCGTCAATAGCCATTACTTGCTTTGGTAGTGGCTTTGTTGACTTGCCGGCAATATAATCGATTGTCGCAGAAATCCCCTTAGATACTGCCACAACTACAATTAAAGCAATCAAAAGATAATTAGTGAGCTGTTCTTGTGTCATCATCAAGCACCTTCTTTGTATTTTCAACTGCTGGAGTTTTAGCTTCGGCTTCTGGGTCTTTGACCGCAGTTTCGTCTTTAATGCCGGCAAAGTATCTTACCCACTTTGTAACTTCGTTTCTGATGTCCTGTGGCACCATATCTACGGTCATAATACCATCTTGGACTAAAGATACATAGTTAATAATTCTTGTGTTTGGCTTCATAATTACCCAGTTCCTTTCTTAATTTGTCATTTTCTTCCGTCAAATAATCCACTCTTTTAGTTAAGGTATCTACTCTCTTCAACAGACGATCATTTTCATCTTTAGTGTAGTCATGGTTGCTGGTCTTATTGCTCAAATACCAAGCTAACAGACCTGTAATAAAAGGCAGTAACACCTGCATTAAGTCATCGTGCAAGTTAGCCGCCTCCTATCCCTTGGTATTACGACTATTTGCTACTTTTAAGATAATCCAAATAAACACAACACCAAACGCAAAAGACAAGCTCATTTTATCTTGACCTGCGAATGTCATGTGTAAGTAAAAGGCTATAGCAATAATTGTCATGAAAGCAGCAGATAAGCCTAGAAGAATACCAATGACCCAATTATTATGTGCACCCGTTAAAGCATAGATGATAAGACTGATACCAACGAACGTTGCGATAGCATCAATTCGATCATCATTCATCAAACTTACATATTGCGGTGGCCAAAAGAAGTAGTGTTCATTTGTCCATAAATCTAAACCAATTGCAGTAATTAATACGCCGATGATTGAATACCAACTATTGAGCCTGTGTAGTAGTGTTTGCATAAGCTTCGCCTACAATCTTTTGATAATTTTCTGGTGACAAGAAACCTTGTGCAACTAGACTTTTCATGCCGTTTTTATCGTAGATGCCAAATTGGTAATCCATAGTATACATTTCCAAAAAGTTTGCTTGAATTTGTTCCATTAAAGTCATAATTAGTTACCTCCGTTTTCTTGCTTAGTATCAGTATTTTGTGCTGGTTGAGTAGTAGTTGGCATCGCCTTAACGACAGTAGCCAAAGTTTGTTGCATAGTAGCAAGCATCCTGTTGGTATTTTTGGTTTGTTCGGTAAAGGTCTTCATAAATGCTAAGTTTTGTTGAGATGATTGAGCTTGGATTTGTTGCATAGACTTCAACGCTTGGTCTGCACGATCATTAGCAGCATCAAGTTCTGCACTCTTTTTATCCAATTCTTCCAATTTAGCTTGTGCTCTTGCCAAAATTTGAGTTTGGGCATTTTTGTCATTTTCTACCCAGCCGCCTTCGTCTACTTTGTAGACTGGGTCTACTAAGCTATCGTCAGGACGTTCTTTGTACACGTGCCAAGGTAAGGTGCTAAGATCTTCACCTTCGAACACTGGAACAGCCTTATGACGCCATAAAGCAATCGTGGCGTCTGGATCAGAGATATAAACAAAGCCCGTCAATTGTGGGAATTGCTTCTTTAAAGTTGCTTCTTGGGATGCAACTGAATCAGTTGCTTGTACTTGTGTAGCATTTTCACCTGCTACTGGTGTTACTTGTGTTTCGTCAGCCATGAGCTAACTCCTTTCATTAAAAAAGCCCACACGAACGCCGTGTGAGCAAGGTGTTATTTAGTTTTCTATCTATTCCACTTTATATCTTTTAAAGCTTGAGGGCTTAATAGCCATCTATCGACTAACCCATTAGGGTTAACGTCTGTGTTGATGGAATCTTCAGAGAGATAGTAAAAAACTCCATTTCTTATTTCTATTCCACAAAGAGCAATTCTTTGATCTCCTATCGCCGTTTGGGTGTTGGCAGAGGCGCCATTTTTAATTATTGCAGATGTCGGAATAGCACTAAAATTAATAGTGTTACTACTGCTAAACATTTTTATGTATTTGTCACCTGCAAAATAAATAGCCTTTGTCATGCAATCACCACCAATCTAGTGATAAATGCTTTAAAGGCTTGATATAAGTGGGTTAGTGGGGGTCTATTTACCCCCCATTTTTTATATCAGCATGATTCATTGGTACTAATAAAATGTTTGAGCCATTATATCCATCCAAAAGAACAATCCCAACATAACAATTATGGTTTTTATAGTTCGCTGTTCCAATGATTGAAAAATTATTTACAGCACTGGAACCACCCGTCATAGTTCTAATATCAACGCCACCGCCAGTATTAGCTACACCGTAGTAAAAAGCATCTTTTTTAATAGTTCCAGTTTGGCCAAAATAATCTCGCTTGTATTTGATTCCGCCAAAGTAAATCGAGTTAATCATAAAGCATTCACCGCCTTCCCGATGAATGCCCTAAACCCTTGATATATGTGGCTTAGAAGGGTGTCAATTACCCCCCCATTTTTGATTTCTGCTACGTCATCTACTCTAACTAAGTAGGCAAATGTTCCATATGTATTAGCTTCTTGATTATCATATATTGTAGGATCCAACACCATATAATACCTTTCTCCCTCAAAAACTAATTCAGTATATATTTTTGTTCTTGCTGGATCTGCGTTAGGACCTACTATCAGTCCGCCGACATCCCAAATATTAACTTTATGATTTGTATCATAGTGTAGTGCATAAGTATCAACTTGACCACTAGCTTTAGTGCCCTTCCAAATATGGGCGTCTTGATAGTAAAGATCTTTAATGTAACGTGTGCCCCCCATAAAAATTGATTTAATTGACATTTTTACCTCCTTACTCAACTACTGCGATCTTATTAGGATCATTGCCTTCCCAATTTCTGGCGTCATTTTCATTATTAAAACGTCTAATTTGAGGGATAGTGGACTTCAACTGATTGATCTGGTTACGCAGATCATTGATTTGATTTTGCAAGCTGGTAACATCTCGTTCATCTACTAAACGATGCCACGTATTGCCATCACTTAAATAAGAGCGATATGCTAAGCCAGAAATACATCCTGCAAATAACTGCCATTTACCATTTCCATCAAAACTAAAAGTAAATAAAGTGCCTCGTTTATCACTAATAAAAGATGGGGTATTAGTATTATTACTGTTTAATAAATAAGAAATTCCCCATGTTGACCAAAGATCATTTAAATTAACTGCATTTGAATACTTATGCACCGCAAATGCGCTATTTAAAGTATCAACTTTAGAATTGGCTGAGTTGGCAATGTTTTGAACATTATTAATTTTGCTTTCTAGTTCTGGGTTATTAAATGATGGTTTACCGTTGATATGATCCCAATCAACTGTACCCGTAAAGTGGCCGTTTAAACCAATCATGGCTATTTCTTGGCCATTTTTGCGGAAGCTAAAGTGGTTTGAACCATCGTCACCAAGATCAAATGCTAAGTCTAGATTGTCATTGCCATCTTGATCACCGTAAATTCTTGCATTATCAGTACCACCATTCCAGGTAATTCCACCAAGGTTACCAGTCCTATCGTTGATTCCGCCACCGTTCCAATTGATGACGGATCTTAAATTCATATTCCCACCTGATAATGGCAAACGTATATTAGCGTTATTATTAACATCTGCAATCTTTTTTAAAATTACATCAACGTCTACATGAGTGATTCGTTGCCAACTTCCAAATCCTACCGAATTTTTTCCACGAAAATGAATAGCGTCAGTATCACTAGTTGAAAAAGCTAGTTGCCAACCATCACCATCTTCGCGATAGCAAATAATCATTCCAAAATGATCTATTGGAGGGATATTCTTAATGGCTTGCCATTGATTTTCTGTTAAATTTCGAGTGTTGTATCTTCCTTCTGGTAATTGATTTAAATCAGTAACCCCAATAGGATAAGGTTTTTCAATTGCAACAGCAGATTTTGTAGCGTATGTATTAGATAAACCATCAAACTTGGATTGAATAAGATTATTAACGTAGTTTTCCGATAAATTACTTGTATTGATTTCTTTCCAATTTGTCCAGTTTCCTTGAAGTCTTACTCGATATCTCATACGGAAATCTAAAGTATCCAGAATGCCATAATTTTCAGTTAAATTTGAAAATTTAACTTGATAAATATTATCTCCGTCATTAAAAAACCTTTAAAAGAATTGGTCTATCTGATTGATATCCTGGATTAAATTCATATGTTCCCGAATTAGTTAAATTATCAACATTATTTTGTGGCTGTGCGGGATCAACTTTTATAATTTGCTCGCTATCTACGACTAAATTCAAAATACCTTTCGCGTCTGGTGCAACAATATTTCCTCCATTAATTGTTGCGCCCTTAACTTTACCAGCTTCTGCAATTTTAGGATCATATTCAGTCTTTAATTTTTCAATCGCAGCATTAACGTCAGACGTATTTGCCTTAGTACTTAACGCTTGATCAACATCTGCCTTGGCAGCTTTAGTGGTCAAACTGGCATTAGTATCATCAATGGCTTTGTTAAGTTTTTTGGTTAACTCGTTATTAGCTGATGTCAATTCAGAGTTAGCTTTATCAGCCTGTGCTTTTAAGCTTGCATTAAGTTCTTGCTTAGCATTGCTTACAGCACTATCAAGCTGGGCAGGTGTGATTGTACCAGCGGGATTAATTTGAGTAGTAACTGTAGTCGCATCATCAATGGCCATTGCTAGCTTTAAGTTAATGGAACTTGTAGAGACTTGATCTGGTGAATTAGCACCTAACGTTTTAACACCATCAATCACGGATATGGCAATCAAAGATTCTGCCTGGGTATCTGTTTTGGCATACCAACCGACGGACTTAAAGTTAATGTCTTGATTGACACGATCGTTTTTAAAAGTCGCCTCGACAATTACCTGGTCACTTTTTGTGTCAGCTAAACCAATTTGAGTAGTAAGTAATGGATTATCAAGACTAGTTAATGCTCTAACTTGATCAATGGCTGTTTGGCTTAAGTCCTGATCGTAAAGGATCACTTTCGTGTAGGTTAAGTTTTTACTTCCGAATAGCATTTCTTTACCAGTGTTTGTAATGTAAGCCCCAGTAAATTTACTCATCTAATACCTCCTCCCTAGTTATCCACAATACCAATATAGTTTGAGCCTTTTGTAGACCAAGCCTTGGCGTCATTTTCATTTGCAAAATGTTTCCCAAGCATTGCGTTCTGTTCTAAAAATTTTAGACGGTTTTCATGATCATTAATCCGACCATTAAAAGTATCTTGTGTGACAAACTTGCTATCAGCTTCGCGTTTTAAATAGGAGTCACCGTTGTTTGCTTTGCCATTTAATCGACTATCGACGTCTTGCTTGGTATAAGTATTAGACTTATCAGCCTTGGCGTTCAAGGCATTGTTGACGTCAGCAGTTTTGGCGTAAGGACTTAGATCAACGTGCGGAATGTTTACATTGACATTACCGCCTGCATCAGGCTTATTACCATTAACGCTTTTTACGCCTCCAGTGTTAGCAAACTTGCTATCAATCTCTTGCTTAGAGTAAGTGTTAGATTTATCAGCTTTTCCACTTAATGCGCTGTTGACGTCTGTTTTATCGGCTTTACTACTTAACGCATTGTTAACATCACTCTTGTTAGCTTTGTTATCAAATTGCTGACTCAAATTATTTGCGTGATCTGCAATCTCTTTATCCAGTTCGTCTTTGATCTTAGTAAGTGAGACTTGCATTTCTCCGCGTTTGACCAAACCAGCTTCGTCAACAGTCATCTCAACTTTAGCCGCATTACTAATAGCCATATCAAGATCACAAGTAATTGCTTCGGTTGATCGATGATCTGGCGAGCCAGCTGCTAAAACTTCTGGTTTAGCAGTTGGAGTGATAGCCAAAAGCACTTCTGGTCCGTTTTCGTTGATTCTGGCAAACCAACCGATCGTGCTAAAAGTAATATCATCAGTTTGTTGCTTGTTATCCCAACTACCGGTGATGGTAATTACGTTATTATCAACTGGTGCAATCGTTAGTTTAGATTCTTTTAAATTATCATCAAGCTTAGTAATTTTTCTAATTTCTTCGTCCTCTAAGCCTTGTGGCTTGTCGTCAGCGTCCAAATGGCGCACACTCTGGCTGGACATAATTGCACGAGTGTAAATTAATACACCTTCACCTGCACCAGCTTGTAAGAGTACATGACGGCCTGCATCAGTAATAATTGAGTCGAGGAACTTTTGTTTATATGCCATGCTTTCTCCTTTCTACTGAGCTATTAAGAATTGTTCTTCCTCATCAACCTGCTTGCTACCTGCATACATAAATGACGCAGTAGTGTTAGTCCAAGGTGACCACCAGACGGAACTCATGTGTTGCTTATATGATCTAGACATATGCTGATCAGCACCAAAGTACCAGTGGTTATAAGTACGAGCACGCCAGCCAGTCCACCAAATTGACTTCAAGTGATTTTCGTAGTCGGTTCGGTCAGTTGTACCAGCACCGATGTAGCCTTGGACGTGAGTAGAGGCCTTGAAAACGATGATGTCAAGCCAATACCCTAGCGCCAACATATTTTGCAAATTATTAAGCAAAAACTTTTCCGTGGGCCAATCACTTACATAGTCCCAAGGCAATTGGATCCCGATATGTCTAGGAGGACCAGTTTTCCAGATTTTTATGCCTTGATCAGTTCCAAGAGCAGCACTCGTGATTTTAACGATTGATGGGATTGTACCTTGTGCTCTTGCAAGTAAGTTTTTGAGATAAATTAAAAACCTATAAGGAGGATCATCCTTAGTAGGTCTGTAGGTATTAATATCTTTACCAAATAAATCAAGCGTGGTTCCTTCTGCATCTTGGATACCACGCCATTGCATTACTTTATCGCCACAATCGCTGATTTTTTCGAGGTGGCCATTATAAGTATCAAAGAGCTTATAAATATTGCCGTCTGATTGCTTATACCAGTGATCACTTAATTCGGCAACAATCTGATCAGTTGTCTCATAAGCCATTTACAACCACCTCAATATCGTCAGGATCACACGTGACAGCTTCAAAATCTGTCTGTATCATGTTTTTCTCTTGCAATGTGGTAGTAGACGTACCAATTGCAATACTTGCGTCTGTGACTCCCTCAATGTCGTAGATAGCTGGATAAAGTCGAGTTATGTAAACAGGATCACCCATTTCAAGCTCGTTGATGTAATCTGCAATTGATTGCTTAACATCTTCTGCACCATTGTCAACATTCCACGCATCATCGGTATTAATAACCACTTTGGCAAAGACAGGCTTATTAGTAGCAAAATCAAAATTGATGTCCAATTTATTGCCAGTTGCATCTTTGACTTTAAGCTGTTGTGATCCCACTAAGGTAATTCCTGCTGCAATGTAATCTGCAATAGTTTCAGCGATGCTTCCTTTATCTCCACCTAAACAATAAATATGCACCGAGTAAGGAGGATTACCATATTTATCGGTTGCATTACTTGGATTTTGAACGATATTTACTTCACGCACACCAGGTAAATTCATCAAGGCTGATCTAATTCCTGCAGCCGTTGAACCAGGACGGGCTTCATTCTCCATGCGGAGTCGTTCTCTGTAAGTTTCGTCGTCCTCATAGTCTTGGCCACCGCCAGCTTTTTCAAAGTTTGTTACACTCAAAATGTTTTCGTCTGGGTCAACTTCCGTAGTAATGGAATTGATCGGTACATTAGTATCTGCACCAGTTTCCTCACATTGGACCATTCCCATACCGCTCCATGAGCCGTCGTTGTTTTGAGTAGTTACTACATCTTTGAGTAACGTGAACACATATCCACTTTCTGTCGCGAACTGTTCGCCGGCTTGAATTAAATATTCCCCTTCGGTAGCAATTGTAATAGTTGCAAAGGCAGGTTCATCAACTTTACGCTTCAAGCCTAAATTACCGCCTATATAGTCAAGAGACGTGCCAATGGCAGTAGAAATAAATGCGGAATAGTAAGTAAGTTGTTGTTCTTCCCACGACGCTTTCTCACGTCTGGCCATCATTCTTGTAATAATGCCAAAATTTGAGTTACTTGTAAGGACAATGTCACTACCAAAACGCGCTATAAAGTCATCTTGGATTGAGTCCAAAACCTCTTCATAACTCGGAACATAGAAACCAGTAGCACTAAGTCCCCATTGAGAATCAAATGCCAAAATCAACATCTCCTTCCACTTCTTCTGCGCTGGTGCCGTCTGTTGGTGTAGCAGTGGCCTTAAAGCTAATTGTCATGCCACGATTGGGCTGTGGAGTAAATTCAATATTATCCACGGACTCAACCTCTGGTACCTGCTCCATGATTACATTTCTGATTTCGTCAGATGCCATAGTTTTATCAAAGTGCTTGCCTAAGATTGCATTGTAGTCAGTACCCTGTTTAGGATCAAGTTCTTCCATTTCGCCATATCTAATTTCAAGGGTTGCCTTAATACGTTGGGCAATTTCATCAACTCCGTCAATCATTTCAAGGTCATGAGTTTCTGGATTGATAACTAAATCACCTTTGTCATCAACTTTTAAGTCTTTAGCCATTTACTGCATCCCCGCCGAGAACTCCAATCACAATTGAGTCGTTAGCGTCATGTAAACGACTAGTGTTTGGATCATACGTATTAGCTTTGCCGTCCCAGTTATCGTTGTCACGATCGAGGACAGCACAAATTACAGGTACACCCTTACGCATTAACTTCTTTTTTGGAAACTTATCGCTTAAACTAGTGCTATTATGCGGATTGGCGTCAAGCTTCTTAAATTCTGGCTTGATTCGCTCAAACCATTCGTCCAGCATATAGCAATTTTCTGAAACTGGAACTTCTAGGTATTGTGCGGATTCTTGACCATCTGATAAGTTGGCCAAAGGTTGAATATCAGCAACATGGTTCTTTTTGTCGTACTTTACAACACGTGCAATATAAAACATTCGTATTTCTGAAAAAATACCATGTTTAAATTTTTGCACACCTCTATAAGCCGCATTTTGTAACTGCTCCATTGAGCTAGACATCTACATCGCCTCCAAACTGCATTGTGTTTGCGGATTTTCGCCATCGCTAGTATGCTGGCCAGATTTAACAAAAAAACGACCTTTGAGGTACTTTGATTTCATCAAAATACCAACATTGGTCGTGATTTCAGGAACCAAAGGGATTTCAATCTCATATGTTCCTTTTTCGCCTTCATCAGCTTCATTGTAGCTAGGTGGCTGTAATAAATCCTTGTCATCAATTTCATACCACACTCTTTTTTCTGAGCGTGGATTTACGATTTCGAAGTTACCACGTACATAAGTGATAACCGAGCCAGTGGGCTTAACGAGCTTCTTAATCAAGTTTAAAGGCTTCCCAGTAGCCGTGTATGGTTTCTTCATCACTGGGTTTTGTGCAAGCTCTAGTTTAGCGATTTTAATGCCTGATTGAGCAGCAACACCTTCGATTATTGTTTTATAGCTCGTGCCCTTGGGCCAAGTCTTATTAGTGATCTTAGTTTTGTTAACTCTAGTTTTAACGCGGTGCTTAACTTTTTTAGGCTTTACCCACTTGTGACCATATTCCCAGTGGTGGACCACATGCTTTTGACCTTTCTTTTTACCACGCTTATAAGTTTCAGTTACAGCGTAACTACTTCTGGTCTTTTTATAGTAACCAGCTTTCGTTTTTTCAACAGTTTTATACTTGTTAACTTTTTCGGTATTCTTTATTTTAAGTTTACGAGCCTTAATATTACTGTAATTGGTCCCCTCAGTAAATGTGATTACATGAGTATCAGTAGTCCCATCATGTTGAGGTTTATCTAATTTAGTGATAAAACCCTGACTGATAATTTTACGCTCCTTCCCCCAATTAAAAGCTAAAACCACTTTGTAGCCTTTGTGAAAAAACTCTTGATGTTTATCAGATAAATTGTACAAAGTGGCCGTATTAACAGGAGGAGTAGCCGAATTACTAAAATTGGCCGTAAAGCCAAACGGAAAATTGTGTTCTGGACTTTGATCGTTCAAAATCGTCATAGATTTTCCTGTTTTAGTATCAGTAATTATAAGCCACGCATGAGGATCAACCGTTTTAATAGCCATTAGTTAGACACCGCCTCATCTGTGTAATCTTCAATCGGCTCATCTGGATCATAACCAAGTGGTTCAATGGTTGGGTCACCAGTTTCAGAACCATTCGGATCAATAACATCAAGATACATCTGGACATTGTAGCCAAATTCGTTCTTGCCGGCATCAGTTGCTTGACCAGTTTCGTCCATAATTCGGATATCAATCCTAGGCAAACGTTGATCGGGTAAATCATACCCAACTAGCTCACCTAAAATTAAAGGCTGCTGAGTCAATAACAAGTTACCTAAGTTGTCCCAAATAGTAGCAGTGTAGTAGTCAGCAACGCTGTTGTAGTCAACTCTAAACGTGTAAGTATCGCCGGCTAAATTAATATCAAAGATATCTGGCAAATTATTTATATCTGCTGGAATATACCGCCTCATTTACTTCACTCGCATTTTCTTTTTGATCTTTTTCTGTTTTTCGCTGACGTACAAAGTACGTCCGGCATAAATTTTATTTGGATTTTTGATTTTATTAACTCTCTGTAGCCACGCAACGGACTTGCCGTACTTGCGTGATAATCCCAGGAGTGTATCTCCTGGCTTGATAGTGATTGCAGTGTAATTTTTATTACGATTACCTTGAGTGGTTTTTGACGCTTTAGAGCGCTTTTTATTAGCACTTTTACCCGTGGAGGTTTCGATATACACTGCACGCACATACTGAAAGTTGATCGTTACTTTGAGATTATCGCGCCAGCCTTGACTCCAATCGCGATCTAACTCGCTAATGATTAAATGTTGACTGGTAAAATCTCCTTGATAAGTAAGTTCCGTACCATGATCACGCCAGTACGCAAGCTGACGATACTTGCGCTTGGCATCAGCACGATCAGTACCAGTAATAATGCCGGCCACTGATTTACTAATAGTAGAGACACGTGCATAGCTAGAACGTGGAGCACCAACATCTACCGGGTGACTGGTAATATTGACAGATGAGCTTTCTGATTCTGTATCAGTTGGAGCGATGAAAATCACAGTTTGACTGTGACCATCTGTCCGATAAATAGCGCAATTACCTTCAATGTTGAACTTATGCTTGTGTTTAGCTATTTTGTTTTTAACAGCTGCATGATTATCTCTAATTCTTTTAAGAGGAGCTAATTTATTCTTTGCCTTATCAAAAGACAACTTATCTCGTTTGTATTTTTTATCAGCTGCAGTTTTAGCTTTTAACCACTTATCTCGCATTTTTAAAGCCTTTTTCTTTTGTGTAGGTTTTAAAAACGATTGCTGCTCGTAGTGGATTGCTTTGGACATAGCATGATGAGACTGAGCTAAATCATCATCAGTGATCTTTTTCCACCGATCATAAGTCTTCTTAGCTTTGGTATAAGCCGTTGGCTTCTTTTTCTTTAGTGGTTTTTTCAAGTGATTCACCTTCCTAGTAGATTGATGGATCTCCACCAAATTCGTCACCAAACAAGTTAAGGATTTGTTCTGCAACAATTTGTTTAACTTCATTTGCAAAATCAATTGCATCTCTTCTAGACGTACCGATAGGGCCATTAAGATTGATATTTATAGTAATCGGTGGCTTGCCAGTTGATTTAGGAGGAGCACTCTTAGGCAACTTGATAAGATTACTCAAATTACTCATCTTGCGTTTAGTCTCTTCATGACTATCAACCTTAACGGGACCATCTGCTGTAATAAGCTCTGGTCCTTGTTCCCCTGCAATAAATGGAGTATGAATCGCAGGCTTGCCGCCTTTGGCATAACCGTGGCCATTGCCAAGGAAACTTAAGGAATTGCCATATCTATGCTTAGCATAATTTAAACCGGCATAAATGTTTGATGGGCCGTTAAAAATACCGCCATTATCGCCTTTACGCTTATAGGTTTCAAAAGTTGAACGTTTAGTCTGCATCAAACCTAATGCTGGACCCGATCCGTCTCCATCTGGGTCAGCACCTGGTTGACGTGCATGAGGATTACCACTTGATTCAGTGTTAATTTGACGTAAAACACGATCAACCATGGCCTTGGAAGTTGATAAATGCAACATGCCAAGAATACGTTTAACAGTTCCAGCCCAACGTTGAACGCCTTCACCCCCGATGTTTCCACCTAAGGACCCTTCATCACCTAACTTGTCCTTGATCCATTTAAGGGCACTAGGACCTAATTCGCGTTTAGCTAATGCTTGTAGTTGCTTATTAGCTGTGACTGTTTTCTTGCTGGACTTTGCATCGTGTAAGCCTTTAACACGGTAAAAGCCGTAGCCCATTCCCATATCATCAGCAATACGAGTTACACGAGCACGGGGTGGAGTTTCATTAAACATCGTACCAGTCTTAGGATTTTTGATAATCCCAACGTGACCGGCTGCACCTGTTCCGTGGCCAAAAATTACTAAGTCCCCTGGAATAGTGCGATTTAAGCTTTTACCTAAATATTCGAGGGAAGAACTATGTTGCATATCAACGGTAGAACGCCCTGCATTCAAGCCGAAGTGTGCTAATGCTTGGGAAACCATACCAGAGCAGTCACTTGCAGTCTTAGAAGCAGCACCCATTACATAGCGAACACCAGAGAAAGTTTCTTCTGCATATTTCAGGAATTTCTCACGAGTACCGCCATGTCCTGATCCTCCACCAATTGCATTATTAATAACCGTCCACATGGCGTTTGACCATGGATTACCAAAATGAGTTGAGGAATTTTGGGCCAAATTGATTGAGCCCTTTTTAAGATCAGTACCACTTGCATGGAGATTATTAGAGTACATTTGAGCAAAAGCCTTAGATGGATCTGCTCCTGCCTTCTCAGCTATTTTTCTTAACTGACTATGACTTACACCAGAACCCTTTGCAAAGTGCCTTAAACCGGCTGATTTTGAAACCTGTTGGGTTTGGGTGCCATTGAGCACACCCCACCCCTTTGGAATCATCATCGTGACATCATTACCACGAGGGTAATAAATTTCATTTGTGTCACTTACTAACGCTTCTTGACGTGGTCCGGATTTGGCATCATTGACCATAGCCAACGTATTTTGCGTTAAGCGACCATTAGAGTCAGTACCAGTTGCAAACTTAACAGGCTTAATAACCGAAGTATTACCGCCAAATTGACCTAAAACCTTATCAATTCCAGTAATACCTTTATTAACTTGGTCAATTGTGTCGCCCATTGCATCATGAGCGTAGCCTTTCATGTGCCCTAGTTCTTTGCCAAAGCCTTTTGAAGTAGTAGATGCTAAGTCAATTACTCCATCGTGCAAGTTGTCCATTTGCTTATGAACACCCTTACGCATATTGGTGTAATCAGAAATGGCGTCCTTTCTGGTTTTATCCGTCTGTTTGTTAGTTTGACGAGTAATCTTGGTCCAGGTACTTTGATTAGTTTTGGCTAAACGTTTGACCGATTTGCCAGCATTAGTTTCAATGTTATTCCAACTTCGGCGGTTAGTTTTGGTGAGCTTACCTAGTGATTTAGTGGTAGTCTTAGAAATCTTGTCCCAGTTGTTACGATTGGTCTTTGTAACTTTGGTTAGGGACTTAGTGGCATTTTGAGAGATTTTCTTGTAGTCACTTGCAACACTCTTAGTAGTTTTACCTAATCGAGTGGTACCTGAGGCATAGCCATTTAAGACTTTTCCTTGGCCAAGACCACCGGACATAACTTTGGCAGTATCATGGGCATTAAAGATATGAGCACCAGAATGCATTTTTGTAATAGTAGGACAATTAGTAAAAAGT